CTCGTTAATCTGCCCTCATTTGAGTACACTTGTGAGGACATGAGGACATTTAGCTGGAGAAAAGTGCTATATATAGGCTCCTTGCAAAGGAAGTCGCGCTGTTGTAATTTGTTGGTAGACCACAAGTGAGGTGTGCATGGGAAAGCTGGAAAAGAAGATCGAAGAAGAACATGGGCGGGTCTTGACCAACCGACAACGGACCTTTGCGAGACACATTGTCGAAGGGATTTACTCGAATGCGGAGGCTGCTCGAAAGGCTGGGTACTCACCTGATGTTGCCTACAACACGGCTTCGAAGCTGCTCAACGGTCGGGACTTTCCGCATGTCTTGGAATATGTTGTCGAACTCAGGGAGGAAAGGCAGCGCCGATATGGTGTCAGCACCATTGGTCAGCTCGAAAGGCTGTACAAGCTGTCATCGGGCGCAGAGGAGGCGGGACAGTTTTCAGCAGCCATCAACGCCGAAAAGATTCGCTCTGCTCTGGGGGGCCTTACGGTTGACCGGAGAGAAAACATAAACACCATCGATCAATTGTCGCGGGACGAGATCACATCCCGACTTGCTGCATTGCAAAAACAATATCCGCAAGCGTTTGTGATCGACGGCACGGCAAAGGACATCACACCAGATGAGCAAGGGACCGGAAGCGAACTTTTGGCAATCGATCAGGACAAATCTGCCGAAGAAGTGCTTCGCCACGAGGATTGAAAACAAGCACGGGGGAGGCGTTCCTGACGTCCATGCTGTCTGGGACGGCGTCCCGTTTTGGATGGAGTTGAAGGTTAGCAATTCAAATGCGGTCCGTCTCTCGCCTCATCAAATCGCGTGGGCTGCTGCATATTGGGCTCGCGGCGGCGCGACTTTCTTCTTGGTAAAGGCCCCCTCTTTGAAGGTGCTATATTTGTTTGAGGGGTACAAAGGGCCTAGTTTACATGACCACGGGCTGTCAGGGACGGCTGGGCATCGGTTCGAGGGTCTTGGTTCGATGTTCGAGGCCCTGCGGCCCCTCGCGCAGCGGTAAGCCCTGCGGCCCCACGCGCCGCTTTTCTTTTCGAGGCGACCGACGGAGGAGGGAGCCGAGCACACTGAATCGTGTGTCGAGGAACGAGACTCAATTTTTACCAAAATTTGTCACGCGACTAGCGTGACTCCATTTATGATAGTAGTTGGGGGAGCCGAAGCCCCCCCGTTGGTTACCAGTAGTTGCGCGTTGTTGGCGCTTCGGTTTCGAACATCTCCTTTGCTGTCTCTGCTTCTTCCTTGTCGACGGCGCTACCGTCTGTTTGCAGGATATCCTTGAGCTCACCTCCTGACAGTCCGAGCATCCCGGCGTATGTCAGGATGGTCAGGTTTGGGTTTTGGTCATAGAAGTCGCGGATCTCGTCGTCGTTCCATTCGAACATTGGTTTAGGCATTGTCTTCTCTCCTTAGAACAAGGTCATCACTGTTTAGGACAGGTATCATTTCTTCAACCTTTTGATCTGATAGGTTAGGATTCAGGTTAAAAAACGAACGAACCTCTTCTATTGTCCAGTTGTTTATAAACCCTTTTCCTGGTTTAATTTCTATTGTCATGTTCGCCTCCTATTTGAACAGTGTGTCGTAGTCATGGGTTGAAAGGAAGTGCCGGAAGTTATTCCCGACACCTAGTTGATACGCTTCCCACTCATCGCGGAACTGTTGAGCGTCGTCGCCCTGTAACCAGAACGACCAACCTGCTTCATACTCTGTGACGGACAGGCCGTAGCCGCTGTCCATTAATGTGAATCCACCTATTGTCATGAGATCCTCCATACTCTGAGCTTATCACCTTCGATCCGTTGGGTTGCCTTGTACCCTTTTGCTACCATCGCATTGTTTAGTGCGGATCGTTCTCTTTTGTTGTCAACTAGGACGCTGTCTCCAACGTCCATTTGACTAACCAGTTCTTTCCACTTTCCGTGTCTGCCTCTGTTTGGGATTGGAATGTTCTTATCTATGCGCATGATAGCGGCTCCATGGCCCGTAGCTCACTGAGGTAGAAGTGATCGTGCTCTCCGAGCGGCATCATCTTGTCGCCACCGAGTACCAGATACTGATCGTGGTTGCGTTGTGCTACGCCCCAGTATCGGTATCCGAATGTGGTGAGTATGCCGTTGATGCGATCGCGTGTTGTGACGGTGGGCCACCCTGCGAGGGTAAAGCCGATGTCACCGTCGAGTGTACGCCATGCGATGCGGTTGCCGTGTAGCCAGACGATCTCACCGTTGGTGCTTGTCCGTGCTGCGTTGGCTGCTCTGCGACGGAAGAAAGCCCGTGCGATCTTGTCAGTTTCTTGTCTCATTAGATGATCCTTTGAAGGTGCGGGAGCCGAAGCCCCCGCGGTTGAAGTTAGTCGACTGTGACTGAGAAGGTGTTGCTGTTGAACCACTGCTCGATCTTGTGGTCGATGTCGAACTCGTCGATCAAGTCTACGATCTCTGACGAGTGATCGTGGATGTCGAAGGATGTGGAGTTCATACCGTCCTGAAGATCGTTGACCTTCTGCTCGATACGTTCGTCGACCTTCTCTTGAATGATTGCCATGATTAGATCGGCTAGTTGGTTAGTTTGATTTTCCATCTGATTTCTCCTTTTGGATGGATTCATTTGTTGCTACAGCCAGGTTCCAACCCATGGCTGCAGCGGTGAGAAGATGTGGGCGTTCCGACTTACTGTGTCGGTTCACCCAATCCATCAACTCGTCCCAATCGTATGGTGTGTGGAACAGGTTGATTGGCTCCATTAAGCGGCGTCTTTCGCTTTGTACTCGATAACTGAGTCATACTCGCGTTGACCGTAGCCGCTGCTGTCGGCCATAGATACGAACGCCTGTGTTAGAACCTTACGAAGATCCTTGTGCAGTTGACGTTCGGTACTCCAACCGTTCCACTCTGAGCCGTGCTCAGTCATAAGGCGTTCGATTGCCTTGAGTTCCCGAACTGTGATGTTCAGGCTGATGGGCATATCGTCTGTGTTAGTATAGTTTGAAGTAGCCATGCTGGCCTCCTATGTTTGAATAACACACCACACATTTGTGATGATGCCTACGGTTTGCAATTTGTATTTATCGCGCCGAGATCCCTAACAGAGTTTAACTGTAAAAAGGATCTCGGGCGGCCCGTAGCACGCTTGGAGGAGGGTTGCCCGAGATTCTTTTTTCCGCTGATTCCTGTTTGGGTCGAGGGAATGGTCAAGGGGTAAGACCGGGACGGTCGTCCTCCGCGCTCATTATTTTTTTAAAGCGTCTGCGTAAAAATAATGGCACCCTTGACGACGCATAAATACGAAAGGCATACCAGAGGTATCATTCAAAATGTGTGTGTGTATAGCTGGCGCACCTGATCCGACTGACCAATCTTCAGAGGCTCCGCTGAACGACGATGACGCACAAGGCGTGAGAACATCTGAAGGATGTTCCCGGCGCAGTGAGGCGTCGACGTACAGTGGAGATAGATTGGGAGCGGGTCAGAGCGCATATCGGTACAGTTGGATGGACTCTAAGTGCATGATCCAACGGGGCTATAGCCGTTGGCCGACTGTCAGTTCGGAGACTGACACGGGCCGAAGGACCGTATGCGATAGCCGAGGAACGAGGGAACGATACTCACCCGAAGGGCCAAGACCTGAAGGGGCTTGGTTCATGAGTAGCGCGGCCATCGCCCAGACTAAGCAGCAGTATAATACATCGCATCTGTTCCCACCAAAAAACAAAGGGTCGAGACTAAAACTTTTCTGGAACTTGCAGCACCCCCGGGGGTATAGAAACGAGCTTACCCAGAACACAGGTCCTAGAACCAATGACCACTCTGCTACACACATGCGTTAGGGGTTACTGGGCCGAATACCTATTGATATTGTGCAGGGGTGCGACCCCCATCACCCCCTTATTTGCGGTACGGTTGTGCTGTGCGCCCCCTATAATGTTGGTGTTTTAAAATCATTGCTGGATTTTTTCATTCGACTAGATTACACTGTTGAATAAAGGAGCAAGGTCCATGAACAAAGAACAGTTAGTCACGCCTGAGTTAATCAGAGAGCTTTTGAATTATGATCCTAAGACTGGTTTGTTTACATGGAAGAAAAGGGGTGTTTCTTGGTTCAAGGACCGAGGCGGTAGGTATACTGCTGAGTGGTGTCAAAAGAACTTTAACAACAAGCATGGTGGTAAGCCTGCGTTTACGGCAGAGACTAGCAAGGGTTATTTAACGGGCGGGATTATGAGGAGAAATTTTTTTGCACATAGGGTTGCGTGGGCGCATTTTCACGGATCTTGGCCCAAGTTTACGATTGATCATATTAACAGGGACAAGGGGGACAATCGGATAGAGAATTTGCGGGATGTTTCTAGGGTTGTGAACAATCATAATGTAGAACGTCGTAAGGGGGAGTATGTTGGAGTTGCTTGGTGGGAGCCGTCTAGGAAGTGGCTTGCAAGGATTTCGAAGGACGGTGAGTTCTATTATTTGGGATATTATGATACAGCTATAGAGGCAGCGAGGGTCCGAGATGCGAAGGCACGGGAGTTGTATGGTTGTGATGCGTATCAGAATTTAGAGGTTAGTGATGTCTAGAGATTACAAGAAAGAGTATGCTAATTATCATTCCTCGGACAAGCAGAAGAAGAACCGAGCATCGAGGAACGCGGCCCGAGCTAAGATGTTGAAGAGTGGTCGTGTTAAGAAGGGTGATGGGAAGGATGTTACTCATCGGAACGGGAACCCGAGGGACAACAGTGGGAAGAATCTTGGGGTGTTATCTGCTAGTAAGAACCGGAGTTACAAGAGGACGAAGAGGGCGAAGAAGGCCCAGGTTCATTAGGGTTCAAATCGCGGGTGTATTTTCATTTGGGATTGGGTTATTGTGGTTTCATGGATTTTTAGGAGAGATTGATGGAGATTCGTAGTTTAGACAATGGCACGGAGTATTATGTTGATGCTTCGGGTCAATTTGCTGGA